ATTGTTAGTGTTCATATTATCTTAAAATATCTACTTCAAATACATAGTTTATTGGATCTATACAAACCAATTCAATGTAAGGTTTAGTCGTTATTAACTGTGTTGGGTCGATGTCTGCAATATTAGTCCAACCTCCAGACTTGTTAGTTAAAACTTTAATATTGTTACCATTTACATCAATAGTATCTATCGCTATTTTAAATACTTGACCTTTCTTCCAACCGTTGGTAGAATCATCAATGTATATATCTAGGCTACTATTTAGTGACTCGTTGTTTAATATGTTATTTAGACTTAATCTATTAGTGTAAAGGTTTAGTTTAGCCCATACTCCGTATTGGTTAGCCTGTGAATTATCAAATAGATTTGACGATGTTAAGGCTCCAGTTGTAATTGAAGAAGCAATATCCCATTTGTATAAATCAGATACTACATAACCTTCAACATCATTATTAACTTTAATTTTACCAGCTATTGATTTATCAACAGTAGTACCTTTACCTGCAAATATTACATCTGTATTATATTGTAACTCTACTGGAATTGTTCCATCAATCAATTGATTAATTTTATTGTGAGCATTATTAATTAAACTTAATAGTGCGTTTGAATCTTGTAATTGCAATGAAGACGAAGTAAAGTCATCTTCTAATTCTAGAATTCTAGCCTCTAGTTGTGCAGCCTGTGCAGTCCCCAATATAATATTCTCTATGCTAGTTAATCTTTCTGCAATTTTAGAATATCTATTATTAGCTTGTAGTAATAGATCGGTTGCGTTTTCAAGCGCCGTAGTGGTGTCCATAAATAAATCCATAGAGAATGTAGTGAAATCATTTACACTAGTCTCAACACCTACGTTATCAAGAGATGAGTTGAATTTAAGGTTTAACTTTAATGAGTAAGCATTACCATTTAAACCAGTTACCTCGTTCGGCTTAAATTTAATTTGTTCATGAATCTTAGATCCAGGACCTGACTGATCTGTAATATTATCTAATATTAAGATACCATATAAGTTTGTAGATCTATTCGCAGGTACGGAAGCGCTATATAGATCATAATATACTAAAACGGCATTAAATCTAAACTGTTGTCCAGTTTTTGCATAATCCAATAGTGACTTAATGTCTGGATTATTTTGAATTTGCTCGTACGAAAGAGTATCGAAATCAATTTGTACAGAGTTTGTAGAATTTGTTTGTACATCATAATATGCACCGGAATTAATATTCCATTGGTCTACTATTGGTAATAAGTCAATATTAGGATCCGGGTGTGTTTGCCCCTCTCTACCTTCTATATTTACAGCGTTTACATCACTAGGATATAATTTAGTTGCTGTTGTATTATAGTCAGTGGGCTTAAATAACACCTGAGGCGTATAACCTACCGATGTTGGTACGTTAATATAAACTTCATGATAAGTATTACCTTGGTATGCGACATCGTTCTCTGCGTCGATAGTACCTAAGTACTTTACTACTCTATCATAGTTTGCTCCACCTAAGATTGCATTATCATTTTCCGCATAGGCACCAGTCGAAGATTCATTAGAATCTGACGGTCTAAAGTCAATTGCTCCTAAAGCAGACAACCATTTAAAAAAGATCTTCTCTGCATCTGATTGCATGAGTATTGGATCATAGTCGTCGTCATTTAAAAGAAGCTCCTCTAAATTTAATGCGTAATTTTGAAATGTTTGTGCAAAATCCACATTCGGGGTGCTAGCGACATAGGGTTGACCAGAGGCTTGCTTTAGATTTGTTGTAAAATCTATTGCGTTTGAGTTATTAACAGATTGTGTGAAATCAGGTAAGTCTAATAAAGCGTATTTACTAAACTCAAAATTAATGTCAGCACTGTTAAATGCTCTGGTAATATCTCTTGCCGATGATGCAAAAGCATACATCGTGCCACCTTGCGGCTGTGGTATTCTAACTAATGGAGTTGCCATCTACAGTTCGGTTTTTGTTTAATTATGATATTGTTGCTTTGTTAGAAGCTACTACATACCATTTAGTGTTAAAACATCTAAGTGTTACAGTTGAATTTACTGCGTCTAATGCTATTCCAGCTGCTCCTATTTCAACACCAGTATTTGGTGTAATAGAAACCTGTGCAGTTCCTACGCTTATGAATGTAACCTCTTGTCCATCAACTCCTGTTGGAATCACAAAGTTACCGTCAATAAAGTAAGTGCTTTTGTTTAAACTAGAAGGAGCTAGGTTGCTTGTCGCGCTAGCGGCAGATCCACTTGCTCCAGACTTGATAATTAAACCACCAAGATTAACAGAGCTAGTAAATGAAGCAGCCGTACCGACTTGGGCGCCTGATGAGTTTACAACAAATAAAGTTGTACCATCAACCACACTTAGTTGTTGTGCTGTAGCAGATGTTAAACCGCTTAAGACTCCAGTCACAGGGTTTAATAATGCTGTTACAGATGCTAATTCGTCGTTTAACAATTCGAAGTTACTATTAATAACTGGTCTTGTTGATGAAACCGAATCCGTACCTAAAATTTCAGTAATGTTTGCCATTTTATATTTATTTTACTTTTAACATGTTGCGTTTTACAACGTTCTTATTTCCATACGTGTCTTCTGCTTCTAACTGGATCGAGTATTCGCCCGGTTCCTGAAAAATGTAGGTAAGCCACATATTATTATAGTATATATCATTAATTTCTGGGTTAGTTATATTGGTAATAGTCCACTTAGGGTTTCTAGCACCAGGAAACTTAGAAATGTCAGTTGATATAGTTAAATGCGTAGATCTCTCGACCGTCGCATAGTCTTTAAATACTTTTACGTTATCCCACGTAGGGTTATAGTGAACAACATGAACCTCTCCGCTCACTGCAGAAATATCAGATTCAGTATCTATTGCCACTGTTTCAAAATCATAGGTTTTAGAATATTCTTGTCCAGTACATAAAATGTAATAGAACTGATCATTTGAGTCTATGTCATTATCTGCATCTAAATCTTTAAATACAGGATTATAGTTGAATTTTGAAATTACAGGGTCTATCGATGCCTCTAATTCTAGTGCGATATTCGTCCAACCATTAACATCATTTACAGAATCAGGTGTGCTGCTCATAATAGTATGAACTCCTGTTCTGGTTACATTTGTAGTTGGGTTTTTATGAGTAATAATTAATATGTCTCCCTGTTCAATCCAATCTATTTTAAAAGATGCTGTTAAATCCGGACCAACTCTTAAGTTATCCCACCATGTATGTTCAGTGTCTTTCCATCTAAATCTACACTCGTCCCATTGGTATGGTCCTGTAGTTTCAGAATAACCAGTATCTGAAAAAAGATCTTTGTGTCTTCTAACCATTGAAAATCTTATACCCTGACCATCCGTGTCATTATGCAAATAGTTGGCTCTGTCTAGGGTTTGATATAAAGTTGCAATAGTATCTTCCACCTTCTGTGTATTGTCCTGTGGCATGTCCCAGTAGCCTCCAGATAAATCCCAGTCTAATGTTTTAGAGTTCCATGGAATTGCGTTACCTTTTACATCAGTCTCTAACCACTTATAGACTCCGTATAATTCTAGTTCTTTTAATTTTACTTCAAAAAGATCTGATTTCTTATAGTAAGACATGTGTCCAAATAAATCGTACATTCTCATTTCTACTGTGTAACTTCCAGCATAGGGTAATGTAATTGGCAATCTTTTATAGTCATCAACGACATTTTCGTCAGCATTCAAGTAATCAACAGGTCCTCTGTATTCTTTATGGAAATCATTCGGTCCATCAATAATCCACTCTATTTCATAAACCCATTTTTTGTACCAGTTGTTCCAAGTTACTTTTAATGAAGAGTTTGCATCAACTGCATCATCCCAAACAAATTTAGCCTCATCCCAAACATCATCCCAAGACTCAGTAGAATCTAAAATAACTGGACAGCCGATCGGTACGTTAGAGTTTCCAAAATTTGAGTTATATGATTCCATGTTTCTATCATGGTATGTTTCATAAAACGTTTCAAAGATTTCTTTTCTTTCCGTTCTCTGTGCATTACTTAGGCCAGCCTCTTCTCCAATGCCTAACGTTAAAAATGTATCGTAATTAGTAGTTGTATCATCTTGGTCTAATGAAGATTTTAAAACCATTGAAGTATCTTCAATAAAAAGATCTCTATCTTTTGGCCATACATCAAACTTAACCTTATGTCCCTCTGTGAAGAATCCAATTGGATTTTGAATCTTCCACATGTTCATATTTTTTTGAGTGAAGTAATCTCCCTCTCCTGTAATATCTACAATCTTAGCTTCTAGGGGTAAAAAATCTCTTTGTAATCTATTCTTTAAACCATATAGTTTAATTAAAACTTCTTCTGGAGTAAAATCAAAGACTTCATCAACATTAGCAAAATCCCACTGATCATAAGTTCCATTAGGCTCATTTATTCTATAAACTAAAGAGAACCTACTAGTTTTCTTTTGAACTTTAGAAGGCATCTTAAATTTAAGTCGCTTTCTAGTCATCTCACCTCTTACAGATGAGTTAGGTACTGGGATTGCATGTAGTTTACCGAAAGATTTAGTACCTGACGCTATATTAATCCAATACTCTTTTAGGGTAATCTTATCATATCCAAAGAAATCAATGGCATTTAAGATAGCCTTATATGTACCAACAAAAGGCTTAATATTATTAAGTTCTAATAAAAGCTCTTTTCTCTTTTGGTTTAACAATTGATAATCTGGATGCATTTCAGAAATATCATGAGACTTAAATATCATAAAGTCTTCAGATTCTAAAGATGCTCCTAAATTAGCAAGTAAAACTTTTAACCTATCATCTTCTGTTTCAACTTCACCGTAGAATCTAATTCTAGCCACAACAGAATCTCCTGCTGAAATTACTAAAACTCTTTTATGAATACCAGGGTGTTCAGATGAAATAGCAATATTTACCTGTAGCCCTGCATTATCATGATCTGCTATCGTTTTAAAATAATCAGAGTCTTGAGATATTATATTAACAAAGGGTGCTAATTCTAACTCTTGTGTTTTAAGCTCATGAACAAATGCCTTTCCGCCATCCATTCTCATACCATACATAATAACATCTTCAGATTCATCAGGTCTTGTTAGTTCCCATGCAAATGAAAAATTAGTAATAGTACCATCCGGTGATAGAGGCTTATTAACTACGACATCACTATTCTGAACACACTCTTCTAAAATAAAAAGATTGACAGTCTCATACAATGAAGCAGATACTTCGGGTAAATAAACAGAGCCTGTCCAAACACCATCAGTATCTTGAACTAATTGTAACTCTGAAATCGTACCGTTAAAAAATCTTAAATTATTCCACATATTATCTAGTTCTCTCTTCGTCTTTTTCTACCGTAAAATTACCGAAATTCTTTAAATATCTTACTTGATCTAGTAATGCTACCATATAATCATTAACAAACAAAAGAAACTCTCTCATCGTTTGATTCCTTCTAATATGAGGGGACATTTGTTTATCTAACAGGCCATGCTTCTTATAGTCGTACTTAACATTAGCGTTATCGTCTTTCCTATGCTTAGAAACTTTATATAGTCTCTTACGTTTGTATACTAGTAAATCTTTAAATAACATTAGTTTAAGCCTTTTCTATTTCCAGCCTGTACTCTAGTGTAAATAGTTCTAGGTACGGCGACATTATCAAAATTAACTGAAAGCGCAGCTTCTGCATTCATCAGAGCATCATCGACAATATTATCACCATCTCGGTCTAGCCACCCGCCTCTAAAGACTGCGACTTCCTCCTTCTCCATGATAATATCACCCCACTCGTCTAAACCAGCTACAGTATATGGAATGGCAGTTGTCTCATCGACAGTTACGGTCTTAACCTCTTCCACTTGCTTAAAGAAAATATATTTTTGTTTGCCGTTACCTATTTCTTCTAGAATCACAGGTTCTTGTGGTACAACTGTAACAGTTTTAGACTCATAATAGCCTAACCTTCTTGCGGTCTCTTCTGTTTCAGATATAAATCTCACATTAACTGCGTCAATACCTTCAATCGATTCAAGTATGTACACAATATCCGATTTTGGTAATTTATCTCTTCTTGTAATATTAAGCATGTAATCACTTACTGCCTTTCTAACATTAACAAATATTTCTTGTTTTGTATAGCCTTCAAAATATCTAATATTAATATCCATGCTATATTTTCTAATCTGAGGCTTTACAAATATTACTTCAGTTGTAACCATTTGTTGACCACTATCTTGAATTACTTGTGACATTTTGTCATATTCATTCTGGTCAAAGAACATCTCGTTCATTGGTATTGAAAAATAATCTTGTTCTGCTAATAACTTTCTTCTAGCATCTGGAATTGCAAATATGTAAATAACATTATCATCATCTAGGTACTGATCCTCAGTGGTGTTGTAAGCATCCACATACGAGAACATTCCATATCTTGATAAGAAATACTCGTAATTATCCGGAGTCGCTAAGACATAAGATTTTGAAGCCAACGGAGCCATTAACTTAGTAAACTCAACAGACTCTTTATCAGCTCCCATTTTAGGAGAAGACATTACTGTTAATTCTAAGTATTCATTTAAATCAAATTCATCTCCGTTTGAATCACTACCTTCGGCATCCCATTTAAATAAAATATCTTGTGCATCATCTAAGTTACCTTGGAATCCTGCATGTTTAATATATTCTATCTCTATTGAAGAACCTGCTACAGGTATTGCCCCGAAGTTACCAGTTCCAAAATAAACATCTAGGCCACCAGATATTCCGGTTTTAAGAATATATGCTTTTTCATCATTTAATAGATCGTACATAGAATCATGCTTAGTCCACTTTTCACCGTTTATAGAAACACTAACTTTAGAATGATCTGTTAAAGAGCTTGTTTGTATATTATATGATTGCATTGATTCTCCAGTCCCAGTAAAGGTTTGCTTTTCAAATTTACCTTGAATGATTGCACATTTCACACCATGTTTGTCTGACTTTTCTAATCTAAATTTTTCTTGTGATGTTAATAAGGTATAAGATAATCCGTTTAATTCACATTTTAATTCTGATCTTGCATCAATATTTAATCCAGTTCCAGCTATTTTACCAAGATCAGCTCCAACCTTCCATCTAAATTCTACTTCACCAGTTGCTGCAAAGCCTCTTGTAGCATCATGTCCAGTCAACCTCGAGAGTCCATAAATAGATTCTGGTTGTTGAGCAGTGTAAATATTTTGTTCTACTAACGAGTCTTCTATATAAAACATTATTAATTCACCGAGCTCAGCCATAACAGAAATAATCTGAGCAAATGGTGATGCTTCAGTAAATAAAGTGTTTGCACGCTTGTATACCCTTGAGATATATGTACGAGCATCGGCCTTAATTTGATTAGACGATGTTCTTAGTGTGCTTAAAAATTTTAATTCTGCCATTAGTTATTTATCTTAAATTTACTTTGATTATATACTCATTGTTAACAGTAATATCAACGAACGCAACATCCCTAACTTCACCTCTCATAAACTTAACGCTTACTTTAGTTTTGTACTTACTCGCAAGTGGTACAAAGTTAGCTAGTTGGCTTTGTATTTCATTTTTGATTTGAAATTCATTTTGACCTAAACTATAAACAATATCTTCTAAGTTACAACCAAATCCAGGACTACCTAAAACATCCCTCTTTCTTGTGAAAAGAACGGTTTCTATCTGAGCTAGTAATTGTTCAACTTCACTTACGTTTTGAACAACTCCCGTCTGATAATTAGGGTCTCCTATGTATTTTATATAAAAATCCATTTATATATGTATTCTACTTTTTATGAGTGGAACATCCAGTCCACTCCTTCGTCTCCTTTTATCTCTTCAATAATTGACTCTAATTCGGTGTCTCCCATGTCTTTTATTGCGTCGTAGTCGAATTCCACATTACCAGGTAATGCAAACTTAAAAATACCAAGCTTAGCGCCTAGTGATTGCTTAATCTTAGCAGAACAATATCTAAAAAAGATTTCGTCGTCAAATAGTGCACAATCCGGAATCGTTTCGTACACATCAAGTATCAGATCTCCCTTCGGAGTATCTCCCATTATCTTTAACTCTCCAGTCAGTCTAGAGTATTGAAAAGAAATTGGGTTTTCTAAAATCTGTCTAGCCATATCTGCTAAAGACTGATTTAGTACATAATATTCTAATTCTTCTGCAGATTCTGCTGCTCCAGATCCGTCGTACATTCCTCTGAATAACATCTTCTCTACTGCAAAGTCTCCACCACTTTGAAATCTAACATCTAATCCACCGCCGGTTGAACCAAAGCCAGATGAAATATCGTGTACTCCAAATACTGAAAATACAGACCCAGATCCATCTTCACTTGCTCCAGGTAAATTTAATGTTCTATTCTTTTTAAAATATTCACTGCTAAACACAGCATTTGGTATATGATAATAATTTTCTAGTACAGAATCTTCATATTGTTTATAGAACCATTTCTTAGCTCTTTTAATAATATTCACTATTTCTCTCTGCGGTAAATTTACCGGGACCATACATGCTCCAGTTAGCTCATCACCAAGCTCTTGTAAAAATGCGTTTAAACAACCATCGCTGAAACTTCTTCCAACGTTTAAGTTATTTTCATTGCCGCTTCTAATTTCACTCATTTTATGATTTTATTTTTTTACTTACCACAACTTCGGTTTCATCTGAGATTCTGGCATGTGGTCCCATCCCGCCTTCTCTAAAGATGCCTCCTTCCATTCTGCCTTTAAAGATACCATCTCTTCCAAAAACAAAACAGTTTTTAACTTCTACACTACCATGCACAAAACAAGATTCTATTTTAGAATCCATAACTGCACATCCTTTATATATTTGAGATCTTAGGACTTGTGCTCCTTTTATATCCCCTCCATATATTGCTGAGTTTTCAATATTACCTGATAGTTCACAGTCTATAAATTCAAAACCATCTAATAAATATGCAGTTTTAAACCTGCCATCTTTAACTTGAACTGTAGAATAATCTGAATCGTAGTTAATAATTCCCTCTTCCATTGTACCGTTTGATAGTAAATCTAATACTTTATGTTTAAATCTATCCCATTGTACGTTAATTACCGTAGGATCTGATTGTAAATCTACTAATATATCTATCTTAGGCCAATGCTTATTTACGGCGGTATAGTCTTTTAACATCGCCATTAGGGGTTCGTTCTTTCTTAAAATACGTTGTAACTCTATTTTATTAGCATCTGTAAACCTAGGATCTCTACAAGATCTAAATATTGCTAATATAAATCTATCGGCTAACGTTAGAATATCCTCTTGTTTCTTTTCATAATCTTTACCACCAATATATCTAAATTCTAAATAATTACTTTGAGCCTTTTCAAAGTTAATACCATAATATTTAGTGTTGGCAAATGTAAAGTTATCCTTATTAATTAAATCTGCGTTGTAATAAAAGGCTTCATGTTTAGGCATTATCCATTTAATAGATTTTGCATAAGTAGAATTCTCTCTGCCAGGGAAATACTTATATACCCTAGATTCATCAAACTCAAGTATAAATTTCAACACGTCCATGTGTTGTATCATATTTGGTGTTTCTAAATAATCAGGATTAAAGGACATATTAAGGTGGATCGATGCTCGATCAGATGTGTACCCGTTTTCACGAATCCACCCTAACATTTGAATAATAACTAATCTGGCACTCCTATAAGGCATCGGGCCAGTCACAAGTTCAATTAGTCCTGCGCCACCAGACATATCTGGTTCCATCTTAAACACATCTGCAGATGGTACAAAGTCAGAATGGGCTTTTTCTTCTAGTTGTATCTTTCTATTTAATAGTTTAGATACAGACTTTTGCGTCTCTTCAAGTTCTAGGTTAGAATAGAACTCAAATTCGATTCCCATTTGACTGGCATTCAGTACTTCGTGCCTTGTTGAATTACTTTTTAACTTTTGCATTAATTAAGAGTATGATATTACTTTTCAATATATATCAAACTCTGTGGCAATAGTTATTGGGGTAGTTTAAGAAACACCTTCATGGAGTCCTCATCAATCCTAGTAATTTGTACTTCGATCTCATCACCAACCATATAGTTATCTAATGTATCACCGGGTAATTCACTTACATGCAGTAAACCAGTTACACCATCTTCAATATTTACAAAGACTCCATATTCTTTTTTAGTCTTAATTTTAGCCTTAATAACCGAAGGTATTTGATACCTAGTTGATATATTGATCCATGGATTAGCTGTAGTAGTTTCCTTTTGAGTTAATGTAATTTTATTATTAGTAATAATATCTTTTACAAAGAATTCAATTGGCTCCCCTGGCTTAATGTCTCTAGATTTAAATCTTGCAGATGTTGCTTCATCAAGTTCATTTGTATGAATCATACCAGTTAAACATTTATTGAATTCAACAAATACTCCATATTTTGCAGTACCTGTAACTAAACCGGATTTAGGTTCATCAAGAGTTTCTTTTAATTCATTAATTTGGCTTGGTATCAGTGCTTGTAAATATTTTCTATGTGAAACTACTAACGTACCTCTTTCTGGTGAGAAACTTACTGGAACAACATATAATTCTTCTCCAACGATAGAACTAAAGTCTGATAATTTATTAATACCTGCAAGTGATCCTGGCATAAAGCAATCTACACCTTGTACTTTTACAATATAACCGCCATTTTCAATCATGTTATTTACTGTACCGATCCAAGCAGTATTGCCTTCGTCGATCGCAGCTCTAAGATCCATGAATGTTTTATGTTTTACACCACCAGTAATAGTACCAGTTAATGTACCTTTAGTTTCTGTAATTAAAACTGCAGTTTCTTGCCCTGGAAGCATTTGCCTAACCTCGTCTGATTCCTTATTAGCTTTAATATAGACTAACTCTCTATATTTAATATCTACCGTGATATATTCTTGGTCCACTGCATAAATGATACCTTCATGAATCTCACCTATAAATAATTGAGGTATGATGTCACATGCATTAGTACCTTCCATGAGATCATATAACTCTTGAGCATAAGACTCACGAGAGAATACTTTATCTCCGTTTTTGGTTTTAATATGTGGATTTGCTTTTCTCGTTCTTGTTGGGCAGGTTGCCTCGTACGCGTTCCAATCGAATTCTCCATCTGGTAGTAAATAGTCCGGACCGTCATCTTCGATCTTTGTTTCTATTTTTACTTCTTCCTGGTTGTTTGGGTTTTGAACTGTTTGAACTAGTTCTACTGTGTTTGCCTCTGGGGCTGAAGAATTAATTCTTCGTCTTTTTTTGTCTGACATTTATTTTTTATTTAAAAGGTATTAACATATTATATATCTACTTAACCACACGTTTTATCCAT